TATGGCTAAGTTTATGGCTACAGAACAAGTGACGTCTGGTAGAGACGGATCAGCTACAGCCATTCTTAGAATAGCAGAAAGGTTTGATCAAGTGAGACAATCTTTTAAAGGTGTATATAGAGACTTACAAGATGAACAACAATCTAGTGTAAGAGGAGGACAAAACCTAGCATATGACCAATAAGACAGAGATAAAGTTTGCAAGTCTTTTTAAAACTTACAAAGAAGCAAGTAAGGAAGAAAATATGTATGATCATATTGACCTCACTGTAGATGAAATGACGGTGGATGTAAAAGGAATGAAGAAGTTAAATAGAGGAGATGCTGATGTAAACCCTGATATTCATTGGATAGAGTTTCAAAATGTAAGAGGAGATAGAGGTTGGATATATGGGAAAGCAGAATACATAGCTTTTGAAACACTTGATGGATTTATAATGATAGATAGAGTGGTACTACTTGAGTGGTGTAGAGAAATGATTACAGATAGAAAAGTAAAAGACAAAAAAGAACTATATAAACTCTACAATAGAGAAGGAAGAAAAGATGTTATAAGTTTAGTACTTACAGAAGATCTTTTAAAACTTCCACACAAGAAAATTAGTTATGTTGGAAACGTTTAAAAAAAAGAAACAATTTATACTTTTATTATTAATGCTATTAGTATTTATTCTTTCTCATGGTCAAGATACAATAGTAAGAAAAAGATATTTAGATTCTGTAAAAAATCAATTAGCTATTTATACAGTGACATCATATAAATATCTTAATATGTATGATAAATCTGAAAATGATAAGTTGAAATTAAAACAAGATTTAAATCTTGCTTATGAAAAATACAATTATATATTTCAAAAAAGACGTAAGGAAAATGTAGGAGCAGGTATAGGGTTTTTAAGTATGATGGTTATATCGTTTTTAATGATAATTAAATTTAGTAAATAGTATGAAAGAATATCTTTATGATTGGGTGTTTCATCACAATCCTTATACAAACCAATGGGCTGCTATTTCTAGAGATATATATACTCAATATTGGGATAAATATGATCTTCCTGGTGTAATAAGAAGCAGTAAGATAGAAACACTGCTTGAGCTTTTGCATAAGAGTAAAGGAGACATGGATCTACTTAATGAGATTGTAAAACCATGAGTTTTATAGAAGTACCAACATATGATAATGGTCAGTGGACTGCTACAAGCTTTGCCACAAGAGAAGACTTTAGAGATTTTCTTATACCTTTGTTTAAAGAACCTGGTGAATATAAGTTTGATGAAGTCTCTCTTATATTTAATGCAGAAGGTCGTAAGTTTCAAAAACAAGGATACTATTGCCCAGCTCCTGTAAAAAGTAAAGACTTTATAACTTATTGGGATGATCAAAAAAATAAATGCCGTAAAGGAATTATTGTTCGTAGTGGGGAGCATACTTGGTATCTCACTCGTGATTATTATATGTGGCTTAATTTTCTTCCTATCTACGATAAGGAGGAAAAAAGATTTGACTTTGCGAAAGTAAGAGATGCTCAGTATCATATGGCTTTGTATGAAATACTAGCAGAGCTTCATTATAAACACGTTATTATTTTAAAGAAACGTCAGATAGCTTCTTCTTATTTCCACATGGCCAAACTTATTAATCAGTACTGGTTTGAAGAGGGTGCCGTATTAAAGATAGGAGCTAGTCTAAAAGACTATATAAATGAGAAAGGATCTTGGAAGTTTTTAGATGAATATAAGAACTTTCTTAATGCTCATACAGCTTGGTATAGACCAAGTGAACCAGAGAAGGTGGGAGCATGGCAGCAGAGAATTAAAGTGAGAGTTAATAATAGGGATACTTACAAGGGTCTTAAATCTACAATATCTTCTTATTCTTTTGAGAAAGATCCAACCAATGGTGTCGGTGGTCCTGTAACTTACTTCTTTCATGAGGAGGCTGGTATTGCTCCTAAGATGAACGACACCTATGGGTTTATGAAACCAGCCCTTAAGTCTGGTCATATTATCACTGGTCAGTTTATAGCTGCAGGATCTGTGGGTGATCTTGATCAGTGTGATCCTATGAAAGAATATATTCTTCATCCAGATGAAAATGGTTTTTATGGTGTAGAATCTAACTTATTAGATTCAGATGGTACAATAGGACGTATTGGTCTTTTTATACCAGAGCAGTGGAGCATGCCTCCATATATAGATCAGTATGGTAACTCTAAAGTAGAAGAGGCACTAGAAGCCCTTGAAACAGAGTTTGCTAGAATGAAAAAAGAATTAGAGCCAGCTGCTTATCAGCTTACAGTTTCTCAGCAACCTCGTAATATAGAAGAAGCATTTGCTTCTAGAAAAGCTAGTGTATTTCCTACTCACTTGGTTTCCAAGCAGTTACAAAGGATATCTGATAAACAATATCCAGTAGAATATCTTGAGTTATCAAGAGATGCTGAAGGTAGAATTATAGATAAGCCCTCTAGAAAAACTCCTATTATGGAGTTTCCTATTTCTAAGAAGACAGAAGACAAAGAAGGGGTAATATGTGTATATGAACGTCCTCATAAAGATCCAACATTTGGTATGTATTACGCTAGTGTCGATCCTGTAGGTGAGGGTAAGACAACTACTTCAGAATCATTATGTTCTATATATGTGTATAGAACACCTGTAGAAGTGGTTAAAAAAGATGGAGATAATCTATCCCACTCTGTAGAGAGAGATGCTATTGTAGCTAGTTGGTGTGGTAGGTTTGATGATATAAAGAAAACACATGAACGTTTAGAGATTCTTATAGAGTGGTATAATGCTTGGACATTAGTGGAGAATAACGTATCTTTATTTATACATTACATGATGGAGAGAAAGAAACAACGTTATCTTGTACCTAAAAGTATGATGTTGTTTCTAAAAGACATAGGTGCTAATAAAAATGTATTTCAAGAATATGGTTGGAAAAACGTAGGAACAATATTTAAGGGTACCATTTTAAGTTATGGTATAGAATTTTTAAAAGAAGAAATAGATCATGAAACATTACCTGATGGTACTATCGTTAAAACCACGTATGGGGTTGAAAGGATTTCGGATCCCATGCTTCTTAAAGAGATGTTGGCTTATAGAGATGGGCTAAACGTGGATAGAATAGTGGCATTCTGTGCTTTAGTAGCATTTGCTAAAGTACAGCAAGCCAATCGTGGTATATCTAAACGTGTAGAAGTTACACAAGATAATTTGGATAAATCACAAAAATTTAGTAAATTAAATTGGAGTCCGTTTAGACACATTGGTGGTTCTAAACATACTAATAGTTCTATGAGAGCTCCTCGTAATGCCTTTAAAAACATACGATGATAATTAACTACCCTTACAAATTTATTAGCAACATTAGTGGTAATGTTGTATTTACTGTTATAACTTACTCATAATCATGCAAATATATAATGCATTACAGCTCAAAAAAGGAGCTAAAGTTGAATATAACAAGATGGGAACTCTTGTTCAACCTTTTCAGTTTGTTTCTGAAAAAGAAAAGGATGATCAATGGAGAGCCTGGAATCTTGATTGGTTAGAGTTTCAAGGTATGAAAATGCTTAGACGTAATGCAAGACGTCTAATGAAAAACTATAAACTTGCTAAAGGTATTATAGATAAAACAGACTACATAGTAGAGGAAGATAATGACATGGCTGATCTTATTGATATTCTTACTAAAGAAGATGTATCAGCTTTAGAACTTAAGTTCTATCCTATTATTCCTAATGTAATTAACGTTCTTACGAACGAATTTTCCAAACGTACTTCAAGAATAATGTTTAGAGCCATAGATGACATTTCATATAACGAAATGTTAGAGGCTAAAAGATCTATGATTGAAGAAGTGTTATTAGCCCAAGCCACTCAGAAACAATTAGTTAATATGGTGGAAATGGGTATTGACCCTAATTCAGAAGAGGCTCAACAACAGTTGGCTCCTGAATCACTTAAAACTCTTCCTGAAATTGAGTCTTTTTTTAAGAAGGACTATAGATCTATGATTGAAGAATGGGCTTCTCACCAAATGAAAGTTGACGAAGAGAAGTTTAAAATGAAAGAACTTGAAGAAATGGGCTTTAGAGATATGCTCATTACAGACAGAGAGTTCTGGCATTTTAATATGAGAGAAGATGATTATGAGGTGGAATTATGGAATCCTCTTCTTACATTCTACCACAAGTCTCCTGATGTACGTTACATTTCTCAGGGTAACTGGGTGGGTAAAATGGATATGATGTCTATATCAGATGTTGTAGACAAGTTTGGCTGGATGATGACAGAAGAACAATTAGAAGCTTTAGAAGCTATCTATCCTGCTCGTTCAGCTGGTTATGCTATACAAGGATACCAGAATGATGGTACCTATTATGATCCTACAAGAACTCATGACTGGAATACACAAATGCCAAGTTTGAATTATAGAAGATTTACATCTTTATATGATGCAAACTATCAGTTTGGTGATATTGTTCAGTTTATATTAGCTGACTCTGAAGACTTACAAGACTTTGGTAAATCCTACATGTTACGTGTATCTACAATTTATTGGAAGAGTCAACGTAAAGTGGGACACCTTACAAAGATAAATTCAGAAGGAGAACTCATGCAAGATGTTGTTTCTGAAGAATATAAGATTACTGATAAGCCTATTTATGATGATTCAATCTATAAACAAAAGACTAAGGATAATCTTGTATTTGGAGAACATATAGATTGGATATGGATTAATGAAGTGTGGGGAGGTATTAAGATTGGTCCTAACAGACCTTCTTTCTGGGGTATGAGTAATCCAGGAGGTTTAAATCCTATTTATTTAGGATTGAATGGTGGACGCCCTGGTAGAATTCCTTTCCAATTTAAAGGAGACACTACATTATATGGATGCAAACTTCCTGTAGAAGGATGTGTATTTGGTGATAGAAATACGAGATCTATAAGTCTTGTAGATCTTATGAAACCATTCCAGATAGGCTATAATATTGTTAATAACCAGATAGCTGACATCTTAGTGGATGAGCTTGGTACGGTTATTATGTTAGACCAGAATGCTTTACCACGTCACTCATTGGGAGAAGACTGGGGTAAAAATAATCTGGCTAAAGCCTATGTGGCCATGAAGAACTTCCAGATGTTACCATTGGATACCACCATCACTAACACTGAGAACCCTCTTAGTTTCCAACACTATCAAGTGTTAAACTTAGAACAGACTCAGCGTTTGATGTCTAGGATTCAATTAGCACAATACTTTAAGAACCAAGCTTTTGAAGTGATAGGTTTGAACCAACAACGTATGGGACAACCAATTGCTCAACAACAAACTGCCACTGGTATAGAACAGGCTACAAATGCTAGTTATGCTCAGACAGAACAATACTTTATACAGCATAGTGATAACCTTATGCCTAGAGTACATCAGATGAGAACTGACTTGGCTCAGTATTATCATTCTAAAAAGCCTAGTTTACGTCTTCAGTATATAACTGAAATGGATGAAAAGGTTAACTTCCAGATAAATGGTACAGATCTTCTTATGAGAGATCTTAATATATTCTGTACAACTAAGACTAATACTAGAGCATTGTTAGAACAGCTTAGACAACTGGCTCTTAATAATAACACTACAGGAGCTTCTATATATGATCTTGGAAATATTATTAAATCAGAAAGTGTAGGTGAGTTAACAAATGTTCTTAAGTCTGCTGAAGAAAAGATGAGAGCTCAAAAAGAATCTGAAATGCAGCAGCAACAACAGATGCAACAAGAACAGCTTGCTGCTCAAGAGAAACAGCTTCAGATGGCTCAACAGTTTAAAGCAGAAGAGGCTGAGAAAGATAGACAAGCTAGAATTGTAGAAGCTGAAATTAAAGCAGCTGGTTATGGTTCTATGCAAGATATTAATCAGAACATGGAATCTGATTATATAGATGCTATGAAAAACATTAGAAAAGGAGAAGAGTATCAGCAAACTATGAACTTTAAACGTGAACAGGAAGTTAACAAGAATATGCAGGTTAACCAAAAGAACTCTATTGAAAGAGAAAAGGTGCAGGCTCAAAAAGATATAGCTGAAAAACAACTTCAGATTGCTAGGGAGAACAAGAATAAGTATGATACTAAAGGTTCTTCTAAGAAAGAAAAATAAATTATAGCTCTATTATCCGCAATTTAATTAACCTGCTGTAAAGTTTTTTAAATTTTTATAGTTTAAAGTATTATATTGTTAATGTAGAGACATACATAAAAACCAACAAATATGACTGATAATCAAACATCTGTACAACAAGTTGACTTAGATATAGACAGCTTGTTCTCTGGAGCTCCTAGTGCTGATAGCGTAGTAACTCCTTCTGAACCCACTGAAATTAAACCTAATGTGTTTAGTAAGAAACAAACAGATCTTACTTTTTTAGATGCAGACGGTTCTCAAAAAGATGCAGAGGGTCAAAAAGAAAGTGTTTCACGTGAAACATCTAAAGAAATTCTCACTGACATCTTAGATGAAGATGTTAAGAAAGATGAAGAAGAGGAAGAAGATTTTACAAAAACTAAACCAGGTAGACCTAAAACAGAAAAGTCTGGACTTGTAGAATTTCTAAAGAAACGTATTGAGTCAAAAGAAATGTTTGCTTTTGATGACTATGATGAAACTAAACAGTCTTTAGATGAGTATCTTAGTGGACTAGGAGAGAAAGACGTAGAAGAACTTTGGCAAGCTAACATAGATAATTTTAAACAAGAGGTAGCTGCTCAAACTCCACAAGAGTTTTTTGCTTCTTTACCAGAAGAATTGCAGTATGCTGCTAAATATGTAGCAGATGGTGGTCAAGATCTTAAAAGTTTGTTTATGGCTTTAGCCCAAGTGGAAGAAGTTAGAAGCATGGACCCTAAAGATGAAAATGATCAGGAAGGTATTGTAAGAAGTTATTTACAAGCTACTAACTTTGGAACATCTGAAGAAATTGAAGAAGAACTTTCTACTTGGAAAGATTTGGGTGTTTTAGAAAAGAAGGCTAAACAGTTTAAGCCAAAGCTTGATCAGATGCAAGAGCAGTTTGTACATGCTCAGTTACAAGAACAAGAATATAAAAAACAACAACAGGAAGAAGCTGCTAATGCTTATATGCAAAATGTGTTTGAAGCTTTAAGACCTGCTGAAATTAATGGTCTTAAGTTAGATAAAAAGACACAAGCTCAGCTTTATACAGGATTGGTTCAACCACAATATCCTTCTATATCAGGTAAATCTACTAATTTGTTAGGGCACCTTTTAGAAAAATATCAGTTTGTAGAACCTAACTATCCACTGATTGCTGAAGCTCTTTGGTTGCTTTCTAATCCTGATGACTACAGACAAAGTTTGATGAAACAAGGTAAGAATGAGGCTGTAGCTCAAACAGTTAGACAACTTAAAACAGAACAGTCTAGAAAAATTGCGTCAACTTATGAAGAAGATGATGCTCCTAAAACTAGAAAGATATCAAGACCACAAAATATTTTTAAAAGATAATTTTATTATTTAACCCTTAAATTTTAAACGCCCTATGGCAACTCCAGTTTTAAACAATGGTATATTCCTACGTGATAACCAGTATCAAACGACATCACACGTAGACTCATACCACCTGTCTAACCTGTTGAAGAGTGCAGAACCTACTGACCTTGGTCCAGTAGATCTGTGGGCTATGGCACAAAAGGTAGAAATGCCTCTGTACCAAATGTCAAGCTTCGGAGGTAAGAATGTTATCATGGTTGATAACGCTCGTGGTGAGTACAAATGGCAGATTCCTGTAGCTCAGGATCTTCCTTACATCGTAGAAGACATCGAACCTAACAATGAAACAAAAGGTGTTGATGGTACTAACTTCCAAATTAAATTGAACAAGCGTGCTTTTGGTCATGGTGATATTATCACTTATGACAAGTACAATGGTTTGGAAATGTACATCACAGCTGATGACGTAGTTCCTGTAGGAGATGGTTTCATCTACACTGTACAGTTGGTAAACAACGACAACGCTGCTTTCTTAAACAATCAGTATTTAACAATCGGTACTAAGATCTTCCGTAAAGGTTCTGCTCGTGGTGAATACGGTGAGCGTTTCTCTGATATCGGAAATGTAACTTCTGGTTTCCGTGAGTTTTATAACTTCGTAGGTGGAGCTGAGGCTCACGTACACTATAGCATCTCTTCTCGTGCAGATTTGATGATGAAAGGCGGTATGAAAGCTGATGGTACTGTTCCTGTTATTGAGCTTTGGAGAAACTTTGACAAAGGTTTGGATCCTTCTATCACCAACTTGGAAACAATGGCTGAGAAGATGGGTAAAGACTACGTGAAAAAAGCTTATGAAGCAGGTCAGTTGACACGTTCTTTCTTGACTACTTTGGAAGCAGCTCATTTGACTAAGATTGCTAATGACATCGAAACTTACCTCATGTGGGGTCAAGGTGGACGTATTAAGCAAGATGGTCCAGATGATATCCGTTTGTCAGTAGGTCTTTGGAAGCAGTTGGATAACTCTTACAAGCGTATTTACAACCGTGGTTCTTTCAACCTTGACTTGTTTAAGTCTGAGATTTTCAACTTCTTCAATGGTCGTGTGGAGTTCAAAGGACCAGATCCTCAGC